CGGGCATTCTTTCGCGGGACGTTGCGCAGCGCCCGCCGCTGTTCCTTGCCGGCGCGCGACGTGATGATCTCCGTCCGGTATTCTCGCGTCAGTTGGTACGGCGACGCCCAGAGATTGGCGGTGAAGGGGAACACCGTTGTCATGTGCTGATGACGGCCTTGTACGCGCCCGGCCGCGAGCGGATGTGGTTGAGCAAGATGCGTTCGCCCGCCGGACTGTTCAGCGCCTCGTCGAGATAGGAAGCCGCGTCGAACGTGTTGACGATGCGCGTGGTCTGATTGACGACCGGGGCCGGCATCACGGTGGACCGATCGCCGCCGGCCATGCGTGACAGCGACGGCGCCACGAGCCCGCCGTCAGCGTACCCCGCCATGCCGCGCCGGATGGCTTCCAGGTTCTTGACGCCGATCTTGTCGACCGCCGCCTTGTCGAACACGTACTCGCCCTTGTGGACGACGCCGGCCGGTTCGTACTTGCCGCCCTGTCCGGTGTACCCGCCTTTCGCGAACCCGCCGCCCGCGATAGCTCCGATGATGCCGCCGAAGACGCCGCCGCCCTGGAACAGCGATGCGAATATCTGGTCCAGCGCCAGGTCGATCAAGCGTTGGCCAAGCTTGCCCACCGCGTCGGCGAGGGCTTCCGTCGCGTCGCGGCCGGCGATCAGATCCTGAACGAACCCCTTGGCCGCGCCCGCGAACGCCTGCGCGATTTCCTCTTCCTGGCGGATGAGTTCTTCCTGCGCCGCCTGCAGGTCGGTGATCGCAAGTTCCTTGGCCTCGACGCCGGACACGCTCGCCGCGTAAGCGTCGGCCTCGGCCTGGATCGCCGCCCGCAACTGGTCGGTGATGACGATGCCTTGTGACTTTAGCGCCTGTTCAAGTTCAAGCGCCGCCCGCGCCCGTTCGCGCTCGTAGGTCGACAGGCCGAGGGTTTCGGCTTCAAGCTGGTTGAGTTCGATCGACTGGCGCAGCGAGGCCAGCGTTTCGTCGATGATCTGCTTTTCTTCGCGCTGCAATTCGATGGAGCGGGTGCGAACCGTCTCAAGGCCGGCGCGCGCTTCGGCGTAGGCCCGTACGTCGTCGACCGTAGCGCCGCCGCCCAGGATCGTCGGATTGGCCTTGATGGCAGCGTCGCCGAGAAGTCCCTCGATCGGCGTGCCGGACGGCGCTTGCAGAACCTTGACCGCGCCGTTCGGGCCGAGAAAGTAGGCGAGTTGAAGCGCCGCCTCGTCGACCGCGACACCGGCCTTTTGCAATACAGCGGCGTTCTCGCGCGAGTAGGCTTCGATCAGGGTGCGCGTGGTGCCGAGTTCGGACCGGGCCGCGAGGATGAGCCCGTCCGTCAGACCCTTGGCGCGTTCCGGGAAATACCGCTTGAACAGGTCAAGCCATGTGCTTTCGATAAATTGGCCGGCCCCCGTCGCCGTCGAGTTCGGGTTCTTCGCGTTAACGTCCCCGCCGCTTTCTGCCGAGATCACGCGATCGACGAACTTGTCGATTGCGCTGTCAAAGTCGCGCGTCGTCCGCTCGATGCCGAGTTCCTGGACGGCCTGCTGACGCGCCTGCGCCTCGCTGATCGCCGTCCCGATCTGGTCGGCGCTTTCCTTGATGATCTGCTGAGTGCGCTCCTGGATGCGCTTCTCGTCTTCGGACAGCCCACTTTGCGTCAATCGGTCGGCGAGGAACTGCTGGCGATCGTCAGCGAACCGCCGCGCCTGGCGCTGGCTGGCCAAGTCGTCGCCGCGCTGGTCGGGCAGCACCGCGCCTTGAAGCGACGAGTTATAGCGATCCTGCAAACGGATCAGGCCGGTGGTGCGTTCGATGACGCCTTCCAGCGCCGATATCAGTTCCTCGACCGGGCTGGCGAGATCGAGTTTCTTGAACTCGTCGAGCTTGCGCAGCGCGTCCTCGGCGCTGATTTCGCCGTCCCTCAGCCCTTCGCTGATCTCGCCGATGTTGCCGAGGATCTTGCGATCCTCAAGGCCAAGCGAGAACAGATTGGCGAGGCTGCCGCGAAGCTGCACGACCCGCTGCGTCACTTCTCCGAGGGTGTCGACTTCCGGTGCGAACGAGAACAGGTTGTCGAAGAACCCTTCGGACGCATTCAGGCGCGCGATCTCGTTCGCGATCTGCCGCAGCTTCTGCGCCTTAGCCCCGTCCGCGAGTTTGTCGATGCTGTCGGCTGCGCCGTCGATCTGCTTCGACGCGCGGTCGGATATCAACCCGAGGCGCAGCATCTCGGCCGTTAGTTCGTCGGCCGATGTCTCCGCTTCGCTGGCCCCGCTGGCGAAGTACAGGGCGGCGCCAGCGGCAGCCCCGAGCGCCAGGCCAATCGGTCCAGCCGCAGCGCCCAAGCCGCCCAGCGACACCGCGAGCGCCCCTATCGTCTGCGCCTTGCGCACGTTGGCGATAAACGCTACCAGCGCGCCGGACGCGAGGCCGAGTTGGGCGATCATGCCAGCGATGGACCGACCGAGCAGACCGGCCGCGACGATGGACGCGAAGGCGACCACCGCATCGGCCGTGGCGTCGAAGTTGTCGGCCAAGGCGTTGAGGCCGCTGATCAGCCTCTGCGAGGCCCCGAGGCTTTCGTCCGACTGGCCGATGTACCGGGTAAACTGGTTGTTCAGCTTGGTGAAGCTGTCGCCGATGGTCTGATTGGTCGACTGGAACGCCGCCTCGATCTGAGGCTGCGCGTTCAAGATCGCCTTGAACACGCGATCGGCCGTCAGTTCGCCTTCCGCGCCGAGTTCCTTCAGCCCGCCGATGGTGGTTTCGAACTCGTCGGCGATGGCTTGCGCGATGAGTGGCGCATTCTCACGCAGCGACCGCAGTTCGTCGCCTTGAAGAAGGCCGGACGACAGCGCCTGCCCAAGCTGAAGAACGCCCGCCGCCTGTTCGGACGCCGCCGCGCCGCCGGCCTTGAACGCCTTGTTTACGATCTCCGTCGCGCGGGCGACTTCCAGTTCGGACTTAGCGACGCCGGCCGTAGCCCGCAACAGCGTGGCATACAGACCCGCCGTCTCCGTCAACCCCGCGCGCGAGGCGTTGGCTATGTCGTTGATGCCTTCCAGCGACCGGCCTTCGCGGCCGGCGACCTGACCGGCGGCCTTGATCTTGTTCCCGGCGATCGTCCAGGCGTCGGCGTAGCGGATGACCTCGCGCGCCGAGAACGCCGCGCCAAGCCCGCCGAGGCCGACCGTCAGCGAACGAGCGATGCCACGGCCGACGTTATCGAACGACTTCTGCGTCTGCGCGAACCGCTTCTCGATCTTGCGCGCCTCGCGATCGGTGACACCGGACGCACGGCGCATCTCACGCTCGTAGCCCTTCACGTCAGCCGAAAGCTGGACGACGAGGCGTTCTAGATCCGTGGCCATTCAGCGCGCCTCAATGCTTGGTCTGGAGCCAGCCCCACAACTCATCGGCCTCTTGCGACGAGAGCCCTTGACCCGCTTCCGGGTCGTGCGCCTCGGCATAGCCGTCGACCGCCTGCATGAATTGCCAAACGCTCATCGCGTTGACATCCTGCGGCGTGAACCCCATTACGGCTCCGAGGCCGTAGATGGTTGCGATGCGGATTTTTCCGTTCGGGAGGTCGGCGAGCGGTTGGCCCTGCTTTCCGGCTCGTCTTTTTTTTTAGTCCGGTCTTCCTCGGGCGATCCGATCAACGCCGTTCCGAGGATCGCTTGCGCAACCAGGACATTCTCCAGCGGCGGCCGGGCCTCGACGTAGGTCCGAACCAGTTTCACGGCGTCCACGGGCTTCTGCCCGCCGCCGATCAGACCGAGGCGGATCGTCTCTGATATGTCCTGTATCCGCCACTGGCCGTTCGTGAGCCGCTGGAGGATGACGTATGGCCCCGCGTCGCACTTGTCCTGCAACTCGGCGATCTGGCCCCAGGCTAGGCGGAAGGTGTAGTCACCATCCGCCCAGACCATGGTTATGGAGCCGTCTCGGCTCATGTGGCGGTGACGAGCGCGTAAGCCACGGCGCCATCGGACTGCATCTCGACAGAGATGTTGACGCGACCGCCGCTGTCGGCCGAATAGGACAGCGCCGACAGGTGAAACAGCCCCGTATACGTGTACGTGGCGTCGGTCATCTCGATCTCGATCTTCGCGCTGACCGAGTCGGTGTCGGTGAATGCCGCCTGCCACGTCGGCAAGGCTTCCTCGGCGAGGACGCCATCGCCATTGATGGAAGCCGTGAGGCTTTCAACGTCGCGACCGACCCAGGCCGCCGCATCCGGATCGTCGCAGTCCGGAATGTTCACGTCGGTCAGGTTCTTCGAAAGCTGGAGCGCCTTCGACGTGAACCCGCACGGCGCGGCGTAGGTGATGGGCGACCCGCCGTCGCCGAGCATTACGCGGAATTTTCCAAAACGTGCAGTGGTAGGTTGCGCCATAGTAGAGCGGCTCCTTTCGGCCATGAAAAAAGCCGCCCTTTCGGGGCGGCTGCTGATCGACGCGGGGTTAGGTTACGAGGGCGTCAGGCTCGCTCAGGCGCCTTGTTCAACGAAGGCGGTGAAGGTGATAGCGGCGTGAGTGGTCAGCCCGTCCGGGTCGGACAGGTAGCGGGTTACGCGGTGTTCGAAGACCACGAGCGCGTTATTCGTCAGCGTCAGTCCGTCGACCCCGAGCGCCCGGCGAACCGCGTCGGCGATCTGCTTGCATTCGACCGACCCGACCGTGCGGGACCATGCGTCGATCTGCACCGTCAGTTCATAAGTCGTGATGCAGTCGGCATCGTCGGACAGCGCCGAAACGGGACCGAACGAAACGTATGGGAACTCCCGCGCCTTCGGAACGCGGTCATAGATGCGATCAGCCACCAGCCCGCCGACCGCCGTGTTGTTCGCGAGCGCGGTGTAGATCGCGCCTTGCAGTTCCAGGCTTACGTCGGTCATGAGGCGGCGACCTTCCTGGCGGCCTTGCGGACTGCCGTCGTGACTGCTCGTTTCGCCGCCTTGCGGTTCGCGCGGTAGGACGGGAAGAAGAACGGCTGCGCCGCAGTGCCCGGATGGCCCGCGCCTGATTGCCTGCCCCGGGTGATATCGGAGCCCGCACCGACCGCGTGCGGTTGTGTACCGAACTCCACCCAACGGGCGTAGAAAGCCTCGTCGTTGCCCGCGTAAATCGTCACAGTGAGATCACCGCCAAGCGCCGCACTGACGATCTTGCCGAGAGAGATACTGCCACGAGGCGCCTTGCCGAACGTCCAGCCGATGCTCCGTTGCAGCTTGCCGCCGTCCGCCGCGTCTTGAACCGGAACGAGCCCCTTAGCCATCGCGACGATGCGCGCCGCCTGCTTTCCTAGCGCCGCCCGTATCTCGTCGCGCGGCGCGGTGGGCAACCGCTTCAGCTTGGCGTCCAGTTTCGCCAGACCAAGGATCTTCGCCGCCATCAGACCGCTACGCCGCTCTCGCAGAGCAGGTCGATCCAGGCGCGATCCTCGCTCGGCTGCACCGTCCGGATGTTGTAGACCGCCCCTGTGCGCGCGTCGGTCGCCCGCCAGTCGGTGGTTATATCGTCGGTGTCCGTCGACTTGCGCACGGTCAGCACGACCGGCTGGCGGCCTTCCAGGCGCGCGGCCATGACATCCTCGCCGCCACGCACGAACTGCCGGCGGGCGAACACGGTGAACTGATCCTGCCATCCGCCCTCGGTGTTGCCGTACCCGTCAGGCCCCGTCAGCGTCGCCCGAACCGAGAACGTGAACTTGCTCGTCAGGAGCCCCGTGTGAGGTTTCTTCATGGGCTCGCTCCTTACGACGCGGCATCGGTTCGACCGGGATGCCGAAGCCCTTGGCCTTGGCTTTCGTCGCGCATGGCGTCGTCACCATGTACGTGTTGCCCGCCTTGTAGACCTGCGTGACCGACTTCTTCGGCTTCCAGTCGAAGTCCTTGAGAAACAAAATCCTTGGCATCACGGCTTCCTTTGGTCAGGCGATCAGATCCCAAATCTCGCCGCTGACGATCTCCCCGGCGCTGAATTGCGAAGTCGCGACCGACGACAGCCAAGCCGCCCGATCCGGGTAAACCAGATTGTCGATATCCTCGATCGCCGTCCGCCCCATCGGCGCCGCTGTCGAACAGGGGTCGGTGATCACCGGGCACCCGAACACCACGGCCTCGACGGCGGCGACGCTGCCATGCGTCACCAGGCAGTACGCGTCGTGCAGTTCTCGCTGTAGGGGTATCCTCGACAGCTTGTTTCGAACCTTGATCGGACGGCCGGTCTTCTTCAGCTTCGCGACGATCTTGACGACCCAATCCTCGACGTTGTGGAACTTCGCGTAGTGCGCCGAAGGCTCGGCAACGACGATCTTTGTTCCGCGCCTGTTCCACGGGTCCGGTCGGATCTTCAGCCGGTCGAACCGTTCGGCGACGGCGTCCGGCCTGATGCCTTTCATCTGGTATGCGTTGACGTGCCAGCGGAAATACTCGGTCTTGTGCGGCGCCTTAAGCCAGGTCCGCCCACCGCGACAAAGGTAGCCTCGATCCCAGTAGACGAAGTTCCGTCCCGTCTTCAGCCATTGCTCGTGCAGCGGCTTCAATTCCATCTGGCACCCGACCACCGGGAT